ATTATGCAAATGTTGCAGTCATTGAGTCTCCGTCAACGTCTGTGCCATCTTTATCTAATGACATCATAGTTGCCCAAACTCTAACTTTACCATTTATTGCTCCAGTTGCGATAGTCAATCTGATGTCATCACCAGATGAATATGCTTCAGGTGCAACTAACAACGTTTGTTGACCAGTACTAGTTGGTGCTACTTCGTTAACGTATTGATCTGGATCTCCAGAATCTCCGATAGCGATTGTACCACTGTTTCCAGCAGTATCAGCAACCAACACATCAACACCCGCTGATAATACTAAAGTATTAGCTGGGATGCCGATAACGTCAAAAGTGTCTCCACTATTTGCTGTTGTAGTAGCAGTAAAGTCTATAACTTCTGACATAACTCTTAGTTTATCAGAAGAAGCCTTTAATATTCTATTTGAATTAGAATTATTATAATTAGCCATTGTTTATATCCTCCCTACTATTATGATAATGTTACAACGCCAGATCTTACACCTTCATCTCTAAGGATTTTTCTTCCATAGACGTGTAAACCTCTAACGATGTCTGCGAATGAATCAGGGTCTCTGATTAATTCAGTTTTTGCAATGTGATTAGCAGTTGCTACAGATGACATATGTCCATATAAGAAAATATGCTCAGTAGATCCTGATGAAGTTCCAAAAGTTTGACTTGCTGCACTACCTGCACCACCATTTACGATAGCGTTAGTTGTGTACATGTTAAAGCCAAATAATGGTCTGTCAGTCACTAAACCATTTCTGATTTGTGATGTAGATCCATCATTCATTACTGATTGGTCCATTAGCTTACCACCAGCAATTCTTAAATTTTCGTAGAATTTTGGTGGAGCAACTAACCATCTGTTTTCTTCTGGCACATCATTTTTATCAAGAACAGTCTTAGCTTTTGATACAATACCAGCTAAAGTGTCACCATCTGTTCCACCTGAAATTGGTGAACCATCAGTTCCTGTAGTTGAATCTGTTGACGCATTGTCAAAGATGAACTTAAGTATATTGTAGTCGTAAGACTTTTTAAGTGAATATGCACCTGAAGAGGTTGCAAGAGCTTCAAAGTTTATATGAGATTGTCTTTCTTCAATATCATCTACTTTGAATGCAAAATATGAACCTTGGTCAACTACCAATGTTAATTGATCGTCAGCTAAATCTTGTGTTGATACAGCTGTTCCTCTCGCATAATCTTGGACAGTGATTGTAGGCTCTTTTATTATTTTAACTGTGTCGCCAAAATTATCAATTTCTCCAGCGTAATCAGTGTTAGTAATATCCTCTACCACTGATGCTCTTCTGAAGAATTTTTGAACCTTCTGACTAAAAATTTGTGGAGTAAAATTACCTGAAGGTAAGTTACCGTATCCACCAGCACTTCCAAAAGCCATGGTCGTACCCTCCTATTATTGTTTAGTTAGATTGTTAATTATATTCAATCCTACCTTCTAAACGAGCAAGGTCAATCTCCTTTTCTAATCTTTCAAACTGATGAGGTTTTAATTTTGAAATCTCACTTGTTTTCCAAATTTTTTTCTTAGGTATATCAGAATCATTAGCTTTTTTAGTTTTAGAAATTGCTTTAGCAGCTTCTTTTTTAACATCCTTTTCTTCTTTTTTAGTTAACTTACTTAAACCACGATCCATTTTATATAGATCAATAGCTCTTGCAGCTAATTTTGAGTTAGATGTATTTTCATACAACCAACCTTGAATAGTAGGATCTTGTTGTTCAGCCCATTCATGAAAATCATCGTTTGCACGAAGTTCATTAAAATCTGGGTGAATTTTTAAAAGTTCTACTTCAGCTTTTTCTTTTGCAATTTGTTCTTGTTGGAGTTCCAAATTTTTATATTTATTTTCAAGTTCTGCAGTTTGAGTAGTTGCTTTGTTCATTGCAATGGTTTCAACCATATCATAAACATCAGGGTACTCTTTTCTCCATGCCTCTAATTCATCTGCTGATTTAGGTGGCACAAATTGTTTAGCATTTGATTCTAATTGTGTACGCAAAGATTGAAGTTCTTCCTTGTGTTTATTAATTGTAGAATCATAGTGTTTTTTCAAATCGTCATAACGTTTCTTAAAAACACGATCTTCAGCTTTTGCAGGGCGTTCAGCGATAGGAGTAGCCTTTTGGTCCGATTTGTCTGCAGTCTCTTCAGATACATAGGTGTCCTTCTGTTCGGTTGCTGCTTCTGCTTCTTTTTCCTTTTGTTCCCTTTGATATTTAGCTAGTTCACCTTTTGCAAATGCCTCAGTTTCAGCATCATCTTTTTCTCTGACTTTGCTGTAAGGATTTGCATTTTGTAACTCAACTTTTTTTTCATTAGAAATTTCAGGAGTTTCTTTTTCTTTTTCCATTATTTTTACCTATTGGTTGAGTGCCTTATGGGTAAGGGTAGCTCTATTCCATAATTTGTGGGCTGATACTATACTGAGGCTACTGCTTCTTCTACTGACTCTGAAATATCTTCTTCATCAATAACATCTGAATCTAATTGATCTGTATTAACTCCAGATTCAGGTGTGTCTGCCATTGCCATTTGTGTATCAGGTGGCACAGATTGATTATCCATCTGGTTTGTTTGGACAGAGGCGGAATCTTGTAAATCATTTAAAAAACTAACGATTGACTGTTCCTCACCCTGACCACCATAATTTTTGTTAGCAAAATTTTTTGCAACAGAAATTGGTATGATAACATTCTCTTCGGTTGCTGGAGTTGCGTCCAATAAAGGATTTAACTCTGGTGCAACTTTACCAAGAACTTTTTTAACAGATGGAGATAAAACTTGTACTAATAAAGCCTTTTCTTCATCTGGTAAATTTTGTAATCTTTCACCTAAATTACTTGGTGATGGAGTTTCTGTAGGTAATTTATCCTCTTTAGGTGAAGGAGTTTCTGTAGGTAATTCATCTGCTCTAGATGAAGGTGAACCAAATAATTCTTTCATTCCAGATAAATTAGGTGGATCTATTTTTTTAGCAGATGTATTCATCATACCTGTCATAGTAGCTTTATCTTTTACAACAGTTCCTTTCATATCTTTAATAGCCATTACTTTCTCCCTGCCCAGTA